GTATATTCGCAAGAAGATGGAGAAACAAATGAAAAAGAATCCACTGAAGATGCTTATGAGCAAGCTCAAGAATCTGGCACTGAAAGTACTGAAGCTCCTGCGAGTCTTGTAAACGACGCGTTCAAATCACTTGAAGATGCTGGTGAGCTTACTGATGATGTTGTTGAAGCGTTTAATAAAGCTGGTATCAGCAAAGAACTGATTGAACATTACAAAGAGTTAGCAGAGTTCAAGCAAGAATATGAGCTAAAAAGTATCATGAGTGAAGTTGGCTCTGAAGAAGATTATAATTCTTTGATGTCTTGGGCTGCTAATAATCTTGAACAAAAAGAAATTGATATGTTCAATAACATTGTAGACAAAGGTACTCCTGATGATATTCGTCTAGCTGTAAAGAATCTACAAGCTAAGCAGGGAGGTAATACTCCAGCACAAGAACAACCAGCGCTAGTCAAGGCTGATGCTATTGCTAGTATTGAAGCTGGATATTCTTCTCAGAGTGAAATGCTAAATGACATGGCTGATGAACGCTATGCTACTGATGAGAAGTTCAGAGAAGCTGTGATGCGTAAAGTATCCAAATCTAATTTCTAAAAATCTCTGAGTAAAATTCTATTTATTTTTTTTTACTCAGCTTAAATCACGTAAGTAAAGCCCAACATATGACTGCTACGGTAGCATATGAAGGAATAACTTTAGAACCTTACGTACATTTTTTTCTAACGATAGTTACTAATAATAACTATCACCACAAACTGCATAACGCAGAACACACAATAATCCATAGGAGGATAATAAAATGGCTCTAACGAGTAACTATTCTGTGTCTGACTTTCTCAAGGTTTATGGTGGTGAGGTTCTAAAAGCTTTTAACCACGAGTGCCTTGTAAAGGACCGACTTCGTATGCGCACTATTGCTTCTGGTAAGAGTGCGACTTTCCCAACTCTCGCAGTAGAGGAAGCTAAGCTTCACACCCCTGGTGATGACCTGTTTGGTGCCTCTCCTGACTTTGCATCTGATGCCACCCCGGGTGAGAAGGTCATTAACATTGACAAGCTTCTCATCGCTCCGCAATTCGTCGATGACCTCGACGAGGCTATGAACCACTACGACACTCGCTCTGAGCTTGCTGCTCAGGCTGGTATGGCTCTCGCCACTGCTCATGAGCGTTGGAGCATTGCTGCTCTTGGTAAGGGCGCTGCTGCTGCTGTAACCACCACTGGTAGCTTTGCTGCTCTCACTGGTGCTATGGTCAAGGATGCTATTGAAAAAGCTGCCCAGGAAATGGATGAGAACAAAGTTCCTCGCGAGGGACGCGCTCTTGTTCTTCCCCCAAGCGAGTTCTACCTTCTTATGAAGGAAGATGATGTCGTTTCTAGCGACTTTGGTCGTGGCGGTGACCGCGCTGCTGGCGGTGCTGGTCAACTCTTCTACATGGGTTTTGAGATTCTCAACTCCTCTGTCATGAACGAGTACCGTGACACTACTGCTGCTGAGCAAAAGGCTGCGTCTGGACCCCTGAACTTTGGTGGTACTACCCAGCGTACTGACCTAAGCTCTGACCTACAGTTGTGCTTCGGTATCGCTTTCCAAAGGGAAGCTGCTGGTACTGTAACCCTCAAGGGCATGCAGACCGAGGCTAACTATATCCCGGAGCGTCAAGGTAACCTGCTGGTTGCTAAGATGGCTGTAGGCGTAGATATCCTGCGTCCTGAGGCTGCGTTCCGTCTCATTACTTCTGCTGCGTAAGGCAGTCGTCTTTGTTATTTTTGGGGGAGTGACTCAGGTTGCTCCCTCATTTTATTTATTAGGAAAAAAATAATATGGTATCATCACGCACTACTAAACTGCAAGCAGTAAATACTATGCTGCAAACGATTGGAGAAGCTTCCACTAACACTATCACTGGCTCAGTTCCTTATGAAGTCAGCCTAGCAGAGGATATTCTCGATGAGATTGTCAGGGATTTGTGTGGAGATGCGTATGTCTTCAACACTGAAGAGGATGTGACTCTCTCACCTAATGTTTCTAATGAGATTTCTATTCCTGGTAACTACGTACAAGTGCGTTCAGTAGATGAGGAGTATGTGATTAGATATAATGGTGGTTCTCCCATCTTGTATAGTATGCGAGATAAGTCTAGTACTTTTGATAATGATATCACTGTGGAGATTGTTTATCTCCTAGATTTTGAAGACCTTCCTGAAGCAGCTAAGCGTTATTGTACTATTCGTGCTGCTCGTATCTACGCTGATAGACTTGTAGGTTCTCAGGACATTCGTGTCTTCTCTGCTCAGGATGAGGTAGAAGCACGAGCAAAATTAAATACTTTTGTTCATGCTATTGGAAAAGCTAACATGCTCAACGACTCATCCTCAGTACTTAACGTTCTAAATCGTCAAATCTAATTATTATGGCTAGCAGTAACAAGACTATTCGTAGGTTGAATGGAGGTGTATCTCAGCAACCAGACTCTCAGCGAAGAGATTCCCAGTGTACTGCACAAACTAATTTTCTTTCTGATGTAGTTGATGGTCTAGTAAAAAGACCCGGAAGTAATTTTGTTGGGCAGGTTTCTTCCACCAGTAATTTCGTCCTTAATTCTGCTAACGACATCTTGGATGGTCTTGGACATGGGCGGTTGTTTACGCACGAGATTATTCGTGATGGAGACACCAAGCTTCTTCTTGTTATCTGCAACGGTAGGATTCGTCTTATCGACATGGACACTGGTTACGACATAAACCTTGTTGATGAAGATGGTGTAGCTATTACTACGCAAACCCCGCCTTATCTAGCGGTGGGTCCTCAACCTACAGAAGCTACGACTAATTATGCTGCTGTTACTATTGCGGATACAACCTTTATTCTAAACAAAGCAGTGACTCCTGCAATGAAGTCTGCTATTTCAGGTGGAGCTACGTTCAATAACCATCAAAGACGAAGAGGAACTGTCTTTATCAAAGAGGGTGCTTATAATGCTGAGTATACTGTTACAGCGACTGACGATAATGGTGAAGAAAGAAATATTCGAATTGTAACCTCTGATGGCTTAGGTTCAGGTAACGTCAATGACTCAAAGACTGATAATATTTGTGCCGCTATTCATGCTGCGCTAACTGATACATCTAATTCTAGAAGTGGAAGGGTATTCAATACTGCTAATTATCCTACATTTGCTGATGAAGATACAGGTATTAAAATTTACTACACTCAGACCGACCCAAGCTATCAAACTCCTGGCGTAGGAAGCTACTCAAAGTTTTTCTATAGAGAAGGTTCTGTACTTCTGTGGCAAGCAAACTTTACTACCGCACCTGGAACTGAGTATGACGATACTGAAGTAAACATCTTTGTTGAGGATTCTTATGGAGATACTTTATCAGATTCTTTCACTGAAACCAAGGGTTCTTTTGAAGGACTTCCCCTGACAAGTGCTGACCAGTACCTCCTACAGATTACTGGTGCCCCTGAAAGCCCGACTGATGATTATTATGTAAAGTTTGATTTGGATAAACCCAATAATAGCGGCTCAGAAAGAGGAAAGGGTAGATGGGTAGAAAGTCTCGCTGCAGGTATTGAATACAAAATTGATGAGACTACTATGCCTCATGAACTTGTCAAAGTCAGTCCTACGACGTATAAGTTCCGTCCTGTTACTTGGACAGATAAAACTGTTGGTGATGCTATTACTGACCCTGAGCCATCCTTTATTGGAAAAAAAATTAATGATATTTTCTTCTTCAAATCTAGACTAGGTTTGTTGTCTGGAGAGAATGTGATTCTATCAGAGCTAGATGACCCTTATAATTTCTGGAGAACTACTGTTACCCAAGTACTTGCTACTGACAGAATTGATATTCAATCTTCTGTAAATGAGATTACTGAGCTTAGATTTGCTGTACCTTTTGCTAATCAAATGGTAGTCTTCTCTGACAGAACTCAGTTTATTATTGCATACGGGTCACAAGGACTAACACCTTCAACTGCATCTCTTGCTCAGATTGCTTCTTATGAATGTTCTAAGAATGTATCTCCTATTGCACTAGATAATAATATTATTTTTGCGCAGGATAGGTCATCATCAACCGCTATCTATGAGATGTTCCCTACTGGAACTACAGAACTAAGCTTCGAAGCTCAAGAGATTACACAACAGATTCCATCGTACCTTCAAGGAAAGTGTATGAGATTGGCTGGTTCTTCTCTAGCGAATACCATTATCGTACAGACTACTGGTCCTGCTAATGAACTATACATGTATAAATATTTCAACCAAGGAAGAGACCGTATTCTTAGTTCCTGGTTTAAGTATACTTTCCCCGTCAAGCGTATCAAAGGAATTCATTATGTAGACGATAAGTGTTATAAAGTAAATACTCTTGCGACTGTCGCTAATCCTAGCGCTGATGCTACCAATTTCATAGACTACTTCAGAGTCGATAATACAGAGACTCTCACGCACAATGTAGATTTTACTATTCCTCATACAGATATGTACTCTATCTCCTTAGATGGCAATGGAGACACTGATGTGAGGATACCGCAGGAGGGCGGTACAAACACTGTTAATATTGGAGACTATTTTGACAGAACTGATAACCTTGTAGTGTTTGATGACCAGAATGTACTCGCAACCTTGAAAGCTCCAGCTACTGGATATGATATCAAAATTGAAGGAGACTGGACAGCTAAAACTTTCTATGTAGGTGTACTTTATGATGCTGAGTATGAGTTTAGCAAACAGTATATCAAGCGGGGTGATTCTTTTGGTCAAGAGGTTCCCTTGGTAAATGGACGAACCACAGTAAAATGGGCTGAGGTATATGTATCAAATACTCAGTACCTACAGATGCAAGTATCCTATCCTAATGTAAACAGGGATACTACTACAAAAAGTATCTCAGGTAATATTGCTGGAGAAAGCGTACTAGGAGACCAGAACTCTGAGACAGGAACTCTAAGGTCTGTTGTTGCTGCTCGTAACGATGTACCAACAATCAAACTAATTAATAACACTCACCAAACAAGTAAGGTAAATGGAGCTTCATTCAACCTAATGTACACCAGTAAGATACGAGGTAGAAACTAATGGTAACTCTTTGTACTAATCCTACTCGTGAAGATGCGAGAGAAATTATTTATAATCTAAGAAAGCAAGAAGTACAGGAGTATGAGAAACTTACTCAATCTCCTATGTTTGCTGCTCTTAGCTCCATGAAAGAATCTCGTTATTGTTTCTGTGTCAAAGACGATAATCAGAAACCTATTGCTCTGGTAGGCGTAGCAGATTACCCTGGAATCTCTGAACTCAAGACTGGAGTAGTTTGGCTCATCTGTTCAGAGGATGTTCGTAACTCATCTCTATCCTTTTACAAACTGCTAAAAGATTTACTTTTTTCTTATGGTTACATGTACGACAGGCTATTCAATTTCGTGGATGCAAAGGCGAAGAATCATCAGAAGTTCATTGAATCACTTGGGTTCGTAGTAACAGATGATGTAGTAGAAGTAAAAGAAATGAATATGAGTTACACCTTATTTGAAATGCTCACACCTGCTGGACTTAATAGAATGTACTATTTAGAGGATAAACAGAATGGCTGATAAACTTTCTGACGAGAATGCTGCTTGGCTGGCTGGAGGACAATTTGCTTCTGACGCTCTTAGCGTTTACTTTGGAGGGCTAGCAACTCGTTCACAACTAAAAATCAAAGCGGAGCAAGATAGAATCAATGAAATCCTTGCTGAGTCTGCTTTTGCTCGTAACATGGAATCTCTCTTTGCTGCACAGCAAGACCTCAAAGATAAAGCTTCACAAGAAGCTATCGAAGCACAGCGTAAGTTCAAAGCAAAAGAAGCTGAGATTCGTGTTGCCCAAGCAGAGCGTGGTATGATGGGGCAGTCTGCTGCTGATATCCAGAGTGATATCGTTCGTGTAAACGAAGCTTTTAAACAAATTCAATTATCTAATCTTGCTAAGGCTGAGAGAAATGCAATTCTTCAAAGACAGTCTATCATTGATGCTCGTACAGAACAAATGCTAGGAACTGCTGTAAAGAGCTATTCTCTGGACCCAACGTTTCTGGGTCTCGCAGCATTACCAGCAGCAGGAATTGATGCAATGCTTACTTACTTTGATTATCGAGATGAGATTTCTAATCCTGACCCACTAATCGATAGGAGTGAAGACTAACCATGGTGAGATTCAACTACCAACAACCAAACGCAGCAGCTACCTTTGCTGGTCTAAGCAAGACTATTCGCAGCACCGCTGGACAGCTAGACAAAATCAATAAGCTCGCCAGAGAAGAGGAGAAGGCTCAGGAAGCCTTCCAAGCAGACCTGGACTCCGTGTTTGGTTTGGTCGGTAAAGGGCTATCAGAAGACGAGTATAAGTCTCTGGTGCAAGAACAGAATGCTATCGCTCAGAAACAAGGTATCATTCAAGCTCATGAGAACTTTGCCCTTATCAATGCTATCGAAGAAGAGCGAGCAAAAATTTTAATTTCTTCTTACGGCAATGAGATGAAGAAGTATGTTCAGGCAATGAGTAATCCTACTCAGCCTATGTCTCTTGAACAAGCTGAGCAATCTGTTGTACAATCTCTAACCGGTAAGTCCCTTGGTCAGGACAGTGTTGGTAATGATGTATTCATGAACATGGAAGCATTGTCCACTGGTGAGCTTGTAGCTCTCTCACGAGGTATGGCTGCAAACAATCTTGCAATTCAAGCTGCTGTTGAAGATAACAAACATGACCTTGCAATTCAAGCTGCTACTGTTCAGTATGGTCGTGAAGTATATAATGTTTTTGATAACTTCACCAAGGTAGGTGGAGACGTAGAAGTTTTCAGAAGTACCCTAAAGAATCTAAGCAATAAGTATTATGGTTTTGGTGTAGAGAAAATCAACTCACATACTCTTAATGCCGTACAAGGATTCGCAACTGACCTAGCACAAACTGCTCCCCTAACTCCAGACTTGGAACAAAATATTTATGATATTCTTGACGAGCTTCAAGATACTGAGATTAGAGAAGGTGCTGGTGGATTTGCAGCCCCAGGTACAGAGAACTTCTTAAAGCTAGAGCAAATAAAAAATAGTGTTCGTATTGATATTGCTAATCGAACAAAGGCTCAAGCGGCACTGAGAGCAGCACAAGACGAGCTTGTCGAAGATGAATTAAATACTATGCTCTTGGGTATGTTGGACCAAGAAATCGAAAGACTAATGGTTCTTGGTGAAGGTAAGGATACTCTTTCTAGTGTTAGCTTCTCTGATGACTTCAAAACCACAGTCTATGCAACTATTATTCAGGAAGCAAAGGAACGAGGCTATACTAATGTCGATGGTCTCATGGGTAACGTTGATTCTGTTATGTCAAACCTTTCCTTTGATGGTAATGATAGGTATGTAGGTTTAGCTCTTCATGAGATTGATTTTGGTGCTACTGATTTGGAAACCTTGAAAGCTCAAGAACAGCAAGCTTATGATTTTTTTGAAAAAGGAATTATTTCTTTTGATGACTATAAAACTATTCGCACTGCTGCCAAATCAAAGATGGAAGATTTAGTTTCTGGCGATGCTGGTATTGTAGCTGCTGCTCTAAAGGAAGGAGGTTTTGGTACCACTAATATGCGTACTCAGATTATTGGTGCTGCTGAAGATATTCTCAAGCTCAACGACCAGGAAATTAAAACAGGTCAAGGAACCATAACTAGGTTTGCTCGGGATAATGACCAACTTTCAACCAATAGATTGCTGGTAGAACAGCGCTATAATCAGGATAGAGCTTTAGCTGTGTCTGGAGGAACCCTCAAAGTAGATGCAAGTGTTGTTCCTTTCACTGAAGAAGAGAAAAAAATACTAATGAGTCTCCGACCTATAGATGAAGGTTCCGATGTTTACATTGGTATTCCTAAAGCTACTATCGAATCTGTCGATACCCTATTTAGAGATATTGAGCTTCCTCCTCCAGGTGAGGACAGGAACCTGATTCGTAGTAATGTGAATGTGATTAATCAAAGAGCTATTGCTTACTCACAGTACCTTGCTATGCGCCGTTTAATAGACAGTAAGGCTGAAGCAGATGCCGAATGGGAGGCATGGACAAACCAATCATTTAGCGGCGACAGCATGAGAACGCGTCAATATATAGAAGAATAATTATGGCACTAAACGAAAATATGAATGAAGAGCAGGATATGCCTGTACCTCAAGAACCTGTACAACAGCAAGAGGAAGTAACCCTTCCACAACCCTTGCCAAAGGAAGAAGAAGAAAAAATTCTAGCAGGGGAGATTCCTGAATTTGTTGAAGAGGTAGCAAAGGGTGTTGAGGATGCTCTTGATGCTCAAGCCCAAGAGCCAGAACCACAGGTTCAAGAACCATATTACAAGGATTGGCTGCGTGAGTTCGAGCGCACGCCGCCCCTGGTCGAGGAAACATATTACCGCGAGGGGTTGCCCTTTCGGAGGTTTACCAACGATGACGTCGATATGCTCCAAAGAGTGGTCCTCGACCGCATCAACTCGCCCGGCGCTGTACCAGGAGAGCCAGAACCACAGGTTCAAGAGCCTCGCATGGGTCCAGAGACCATCTTCTTTAATGACAGGGGGGCGATGCGTTACGTTCTACCCTCAAAAGAAGAGCCAGTGGTAGATTATGATTTCTCAGACCCTCAAAGCAAGGTAGGCGTGTTATTTAATAAAGGTTACCTCGATGATATGGTAAACTCTCAAGGTCGCGTTGTGGGTAGTAATTCTGTAGTAGGAGAACTTATCAAATACGATAGGCAGCTTGCTGAGGAAAGGGGAATTCCTTTTTCTTTCAGAAAGGCTTATCTTGGCAGCATGGGTGACCTTTACATTGACGCCATGAAAAGAATTGGTAAGGATGTAAGTAAACTAAACCGTAATAGTCTACGATTCCAGATGTATGCTGCTTCAAATGAAGGTGCCAGAGAGATTGATAAAGCCCTTACTTTCGTTTACTATCACGACAAATTCAACGGAGAAATCCCAAATAATATAAAAAACAAACTAGAACTTCCTGAAGGAAAGGGTCGTCTTTCATCACAATATATCGGTCTTAAGGACCAAGACTACGAGAACATGGGTCCCTTAGGTAAGATTGTATACAACACAGCAGTAGCTGGTAAGACTATGGCTGACACAGCCATTCCTTTCTTCGAAGATTTTACTGGAGAGATTAATCCTGGAGTTGCACCTGTTGGTGAACTCGTTGGTGTTATCGCTGGATACATGGTTCCTTTCTCTGCTGCGAGTAAGCTAATGAAAGCAAAGAATATTCTTTCAGCCGATAAGTATGGAAAGATTCCAGGTTGGGCAGTAAGAAGTGCTGTGGCTGGTGCTGCTGCTGATACGTATGTCTTCGAATCGAATGAAGGTACTTTGGGAAACATGTTCGCAGAGTCAGATAGCGTGCTTATCAATAACGCATTTACCACTGCATTGGCTATCGACATCGATGACCCTGAATGGCTAGCCAAAACCAAGATTGCTCTTGAAGGTGTAGTGCTTGGTGGTATGCTTGATGCTACTGCGAGCAAACTAAGACAACTGAAGCTGGGTGAACGTGTCCCTGGATTCTTCAATAAAATGAAAGCTAGGTTAGGCGAGGATGGTCTACCAAAGACATCAGGTCTCACTCCTGAATTAGATAAAGCTATCTTGGAATTGAAGAAACAGAGACAAAGTCTACAGGAGGACGCAGATAAAATTGCAAATAAATTAGACGAGCTTCCCGACTTCGACTCTGGTTATTTCGCGGAAACGCTTAGAGCCAAATATAGAGAAATAAGCGATAATATTCTCGAACTAGCTACTGTTGAAGATGTATTAGAAGGAAAGTATGTCGGTAAAGAGAAACTAGCAGGTTTAGCTAAAACTACAACGAAACGTGTTGATGAAACTCTCAGCCCGCCGAAAGAGGAAGTTGTGCCTGATGGTCCGGCATCACCGGCAGAACCACAGCCCGCTTCATCGGCGGAAGACCCATCCTGGGAGCCACAGGGCGCGGACCTTCTCATAACTCGTTTACGAAAGAAAATAGAAGAACTAAAGGAAGGCAAGGGTACCGTTGAAGGGGCTGCCAAATCAGAGAAAGTAATTACGGATAGAAAACTTTTCGGAGAAATCGACCGCGCGTTCGAGAAATCTGTCAAACAGCTTGATGCTCCCCGTGTCGAATTTGATTTTCAGATGCTCCTCAAAGAGACAGATGATTTAAAACGTAAGGAATTGTTGGGACAGATGGCTATTCCAGAGCTTGTAGAGGCAGCGCGTATGATGTACCGAGCCAATCCCTCTCTACAGAACCAGACTAGACTTGCGCTAACTTTTGATATTCTTGAGGAGGCTAGTATGCCTCTTAATAAAAAACGAAAAAGAAAACTCATTCCCGCAGACATCAAGACTAACCTAGAAATCCTGTCAAATATTTCAAACAAGTCAGATTTAGAGCTGGAGGAAATTCTAATTAATCGGAACAGGTCGAATAAAGCGCAGCCTGAGACTATTGAAAAGCAAATCGCGAAGCATGGTATTGAGAAAGCTACTAAAAAACTTGCGTCAGGTAGAAAGGTTCGGGGTATTGCCGATATTTTAGTCGATATTCGAACTAATAATCTTCTTTACTCTCTCGGAGTTCCTGCACTCGCTACGGCTAGTGGCATTCTTATGAAAGGTGTTAGAAGTCTTGAGTATGGTGTCGGTCGTGGCGTCCAGCCGCTGGTCAGGCGCGTATCGAAGCCGTCGGTGAAGGAGGAGTTGGTAGAAGCTACCTTTAACCGCATCAAGGACTTGGAAGACGGAATATATAACGCCGCAGATGATGCCGAGCAGCTGAAGCTTGAAAATGAACTAAAAAAATATAGGCTTCAGCTTCGCAACCTTGACAGAACTGAAGGAAGAGTTAAGGACGAAATAAAAATTCTAAAGAAAATCGAAGCGGAAACTAATGACGAGACCCGGAAAAAGCTATTAGCCGAAGCGGAGAAAATGGGACTTGTTGTAGAAGACCCTAGTATTCGGGAGGAGGCTAAGCGACTTTGGCAAGAGGTAGATAATTTGAGAGTGAGAGGTGAGGGACAGGAGCAAATAGACGAGGCAGTTAGGCTAGCGAACGAGCAAACTAAATCAGTACCTAAGGAAAACCCAACTCGTATTTCAGACTTAGAAGAAGAGCTAAAAGCTATAAAAGACCCTACTTATAGACGTGTCGATACTACCGCAGAACAAATAGATAATATTTTTTATACTCTCTCAGGAGGTAAGATTCAACTGGCTGGTCGAAGCCCTGAACCAAAAGATTTATGGGACTTGATTACAGGTCTACTAAGCGCATCTGCTCCTTCTCGTATTGACCCTGCGATTGGTACGAAGAGTGAGGCGCTGCTTGGTGCCGGATTGAAGGCAGGATATGACCCTAAAATCGACACTGTCCTCGGTATTGACCCCGCTGGTCTAGGTAGACTAGGCAAGTGGGCACAAGGCATTGAAAACCCTGTTATGCGTACTCTTTGGACTACACTTGTGTCTACTCTGGAGTTTATTCCCAGAAAGGCACTTGCGACAATTGATGAGAGTCTGAAGACTAGAGATTTCATTCGTGAGTTTATGATGCGTCTTGATGAGAATATCACAGGCTTACAGGTTGTAACTGGTGGAACAGGTGTCCGAAGTTTAGACCAGCAGGAACTTGTAAAGGAAATCCAAGAGGCTTTCTTTAGTGTTCTCGGTGAAAAAGGTGATGCCATTGATTTTGTTGACGCTATCATGGTTAGGTTACGCGAAGCGAAAAAAGCGAAAGAAGCGATAGTCCCAGAAGTAACGCCACAACTAGAACAGGATTTAGTGCTTCTTGAGAAGCTAAGCCAACTGGAGGATTTACCTAAGACGGTAAAAGAATCTATTGACAAGACTCTTGATGAGGCAGTAAAAGTTACTAAGAATGGAAGATTAGGTGCGGAAGTTGAGTCTGATGTTCGAAAGGTTATTGAAAAGACTGTAGAGGAAGCTCAACAGTTCGCCAGAGAAACCACCATTACTCAAGATGTACCTCCAATGATGCAGCGTCTAATCAAAGGTATACAGAGATACGCTCCACTTCGAGGAATCGCTCCCTTCGCAAGGGCTACTACAAACGTTGCCGCGATGGCTGTTGCGAGAACCCCCCTCAGTTTTATGATTAGAAAGGAGAGACAAGCTCTGTCAGGAGCTTTGGGTGAGGTTGAACAAGCTCGTTCTGCAGGTAAGATTCTTGTTGGTTCTAGTCTAATCTATACTGGTTACCGCCTAACGGACACTGATGGCGACGCTGAAGGTGTTCGTCTAGAAGTTGTAGATAAAGGAAGTTGGAAAGAGTTTAACCTTGTTATTCCTATGTCGGGACAGGATTTTGAGGACCTCCTCAGAGCGAGTGCCCTTCGATGGTATACGAACAACTCTGAAATCATTGCAAGAGAGTTGAAGAGAGAGGGTCTACCACACACCGTAGAGAATGCGGTTGAGTATATTATTGACAATCTCCCAGAATGGGAAGATAGAGCAGGGTCTGTAAAGATTGATTTCTCTCGACTTGGACCTTTCAACACTCTTATCCAGGCGGGAATGGCTGCTAAGGATTTGGCGACAAAGACTCCTTGGGAGTACATGACAGAAAAAGAAGAAGAAAATTCTCCTCTCATGGATATCGTCACTCAAACCTTTGACTTTATTAACAACCAAGGATATCTCAGCGCCGCTACTGACTTCTTTAAGATGTTCGACAACCCTGAGTACGCAGCAACAGCATTCGTTGCAGGTTGGGGTGCAGACCTAATTAGTCCTGGTAAAGGTCTTTTATCCACGGCTGGTGAGCCTTTCCAGCGTGACTTCAGACCAAGTCGTGAAGAAGAAAGCGTATTTCAGCAAAAGATGTTCAATCAGCTAGGTACTAAGCTTCTCGGTAAAATTCTCGGTGAAGACTATACTCTGATGAAGAAGCGTGACTTCCTTGGTCGTGTGATTGATGCTCCAGATAGAGCTTTCCGTCTTGTAGGCAAGAAGTACGACGTAGACTTGATTACCTCAGAGATGGAAGAGTTGGGCTTTAGTAAGAGAGTTCCCAGACCTACCTCTGTTACAAAATTCTCTGATATCGACCTTCGTAAGTTCAAGCTAAAGCCTAGTCTTATGACTAAGAAAGAAAAAGAAGACTTTGATAAGGCTCTTGTGGCTAGGGATGGTCAGAACGCTTATGAAGACTTCCTGATTATGTCTGGGTCAATTAGTGTTGCAATGAACAGATACGACTTAGTCAAAGATTCTGCTACCAAGGGACTCCAACAATACTTCAAATCGCAAGAGTATAAAACATTGAAAGATATAATTCTCTCGCTGGATGAAGACTATACTCCCGCTGAGCAGTTAGAAGCTGAAGCTGCTTATGAAGAGATTCGTAAAAATATAAATGAGTGGACCGCTCGCGGCAGAAATAAAGCTGCTAGTATTATTTATAATTATGCTCATCTATATGTCAATGAAGACGGTGAATCTCTTCAGGAATTCCAGGACGCTCGCACGAATGCAACTAGACAAGCAGAGTTCGAAGTTAACAAAATCCAACGCCGTCAAGGATTAGACGCTCTTCGTCCAGGAGGTAACAAATAATGGCATTTTCTTCTCGTATTACTTATATTTCTACTAGTGCAGCAACTCTTACGTACGCATTTAGCTTCGATTACATTGACGCAAGTTATGTAAAAGTTTATTTTGATGATGTACTTCAATCAGGTGTTACTGTTACTACTGGACAAGTAACTCTTACCACTGGTGCTTCCCCAGGTGTTGAAGTTCTTATTCAAAGAGAAACTCCTACGACTCCTCTTGTAGACTTTGTTGATGGTGCTGTACTAACTGAGAATGACTTGGACCTACTCGCCAAGCAAGCTCTTCATGTGTCCATTGAAGCTAAAGATGACTCTGTGAATGGGTTACAACTAAACGCAGCAGGAGACGCTTACGACGCTAATAGCAAGAAGATTGAAAACTTAGCGGCTCCAACTGCTGCTAACGATGCTGCTAGAAAGAGTGAAACTGATGCTCTTGATACGAGAGTAACTGCTGCTGAAAGTTCTATTACTACTCTTGAGGGAAGTGATGTTGGACATGCAATGGTTACGAATGCATCTAATCGTTGGGATGCCGAAAGCAGGCTCATCAAGAATGTAGCTGATGGTGTTGATGCTCAGGATGCAGTTAGTAAAAACCAACTCGATACTTTGGCAGTGTCACGAGGCAATGCTTCTACTGACTTCACTGCTCAAAGTAAAAGAATTTTAAATCTTGCTACTCCTATCAACGATACTGATGCTGCTACTAAAGAGTATGTAGATGATAATGCAGGAGGAGCAGGAAGCACTACCTTACAGGATGCTTATGATAACTCTACTTCTCCAGAGATTCTAACTGATGCTACCAATGGAGCTTTATCAGTAAAGAGAGGCAGTGCTGCTGATACTGATAATGTTGTTGAGGTACTGAATAATGCAGGAACTGTCACTGCTGCTATCGCAGGTGATGGTACTATTACCACTTCCAGTACTGTTGATGGTCGTGATATTGCGACTGACGGAACCAAGCTTGACGACCTAGTAACTCTTACAGGTGTTGCTGGGAACTCAACCAACCTAGGCACGTTCACTAACGGTATCATTGCTGACAATGAGACTGTCAAAGGTGCTTTGCAAGATGTTGAAGATGCCTTGGAAGGGTCGCTTCCTGTAAGAGTTGATGTTCACAACAACAGTGGCTCAGACATGACCAAGGGTCAAGCTGTATACGTATCCGGTACTCACGCTTCCGGCAAGCCCGATATTTCCCTTGCTGATGCAAACGGTGCCAGTACCTATCCTGCTATTGGTTTGCTTGAAGAAGACATTGCAAATGGCACTGAAGGTTTCGTTGTAATCTCTGGTCTTATAGAAAACATTAATACCTCTTCTTACTCCGCTGGTGATGGTTTATATCTGAGTGAAACCCCAGGCGCTTTGACCACCACTCGTCCTAGCGCATCAACTACCCGGGTTCAGCGCCTTGGTTTGATATCTCGCTCTCATGCCTCCGCTGGTTCTATTCTTGTTATTGGTGCTGGTCGTTCTAACGATGTACCTAATGAGATTACTACGCTGACTGGTGTTGCTTTGGATGCGACAGACCTAGGCACGTTCCCTGGCTCTACTATTGCTGACAATGAGACTATCAAAGGTGCTTTGGAAGCCCTGGAGACCGAACTAGACGCCAAGCTCGACATAGCGGGCGGCGGCACGACGGGCAACCTGGGCATCAATGTACTAATCCCCAGCGAGAGTCTGGATGTGAACGGCAACATTGCAGTCACTGGAACGGTCGATGGGCGCGATGTAGCGACTGACGGAACTAAGCTTGATGGTATTGAAAGTGGTGCGACTGCTGACCAGACTGACGCAGAAATAAAAACTGCTTATGAAAATAACGCAAATACAAACGCATATACTGACGCAGAGCAAACTAAAGTAGGACATCTTAGTGTTACTCAGGCTGTTGACTTGGATGTTCTGGAGAAGCTGGTTCCCAAAGCTTTCTGTACCTTTGACCCAGCCAACCCTGCCGTTCTTGAATCAAACAGCTACAATGTTACCAGCATTACTAGAAATGGCACAGGAGACTATGATGTCAACTTTACGAATGCTCTGTCTTCTAGCACTTACACAGTACTTATTACTCAGGGAGATGCGACTGACACTCCTCACCTTGTAGGCTTTGGATTAAGAACCACTGCAAAGGTCAATATCTTTATTAAGAATGCTGCTGGTTCGCTCACAGATGCGCCTGAGGGAATTAGCGTAACCATTTTTGAGAATGCCTAATGACTAAACCTCGCGCTAATAATCATCAGGTTGAACGCTCTTTAAGACAAGCGTCAACTGACATTACTGCTATCGAAGCCAAAACAGATAACATTACTGTTACTGGTGCTGTGAATCTAGACTCTATAAAAACAAGTGTAGCTGCGTTACCTGTTGGGCTGAATACTTTTGAAGGTCGTATTACAGACCTGGAAGAAAACAATGGAGTAGTTACCAAGACTGCTGATTACACTGCTACCGTCAACGATGGTGTGATTCTTGTAGATACTAACGCAGGAGCAGTCACAATTACTCTTCCTACTGCTGTAGGTAATACTGGTAAAAGATTTACAATAAAAGTTATCGACGCAACAAATACTACCACAGTTGATGGGGATGGTACTGAAACTATTGACGGTGCCACTACTCAATCACTATCAACTCTTTGGAGTCTAATTAGAATTATTTCTGATGGAGCCAACTGGCTAATTATATAAAAATCGTAAAACATGAACACCAACTCAAACCTTTCTTTGGACGACACTCATGGTGTTGTTCTTGTAGACACTACAAACAATCCTATTACTCTTACCCTTCCTTCCTGCTCTGAGTATCTGACTAAGACTTATGTTATAAAAATTGTGGAAGGGGAGAATAGCTGTACCATAGAGGCTCAGGAATCCCAAACCATTGACGGTAGCTCATCGTATACTCTGTCTAATACTTACGAATTTGTTCGACTGCTAGAGCAGGGAGGAGCGTGGCATGTGGTCTAAATTATTACTATGTACTTTTTTACTTTTTCCCAGCTGCTCTATCATGGCTAAGATGGGAGGTGCTGCTGGAGGTGCTGGACTTGGCTCTGCTGTTGGTGGTCCTGCCGGTGCCGCCGTAGGTGGAGGAATGGGTTATCTTGGAGCGGAGGCAGCAGTACAATCAATAGAGAACGAAGAACTTCAAGAACAAATCCTAAACAATCAAGCCTTGAGAGAATACTACCACCCTATGTCAGCCTTAGATAAGGCGTGGAGTTGGTTCAAGCTAAGCCTTGCTGTCATTGGAATCCTGTTTCTCATTTCTATGCTGTACGTATATAAGCGTAAGAAGTGTGCAGAGCAATGGTACGCAAAGATTGACAAGATTATAAAAAAAGAAAAAGAAAAAGATTATGAAAAAGACTAACGATAGTGAAGAAATCTATAACCTGCTGTTAAGCAATCTGAAGAATGAGTTAGCTAAAGAAGAGGTTTCTGTCCAGGTACTTAAGCTTGCGTTGGATTTCGTGAAAACATTTCAGTTACAGGATGAGGTGAAGGTAGCGAGCAAAGGCATTGAGGATTTTATTGAGAGTCTACCCTTCAAGTGAGGCTATAATATATTATGAACTCAGGGC